GGTTTTCAAGGTCACATCTACCATTGGTCTTGTCTCCTGTAATCCCGTAAGTAATGAATGGATTATATACCTCTAATAGGTAGTCCTTCCATTCCATATTATTCTTGTGTTCACGTAGGACTGCCTCTTTATATAACTTAGAATTATCTCTCCTAAGCTGTGCTATAATATCTAGTATCATACTTTCCTCACTTCATTCTTTTCTAGCCATTTATCTATCATGGCTTGGTCTTTCTCTAGGTCTACATGTATCTTAGGACCTTCATCCATCTTAGTACCGAAACCAAACGTCTGTCTTTCTAGTTTACTGCAATTCTTACATTGTCTAGAGTGTCCTTCAAGTAATCTATAGTAATACATTTGCCTAGTAGAGCCACATTCACATATTACCTCTGTTTGTCCGTTAGTAGTTTTAGGTATTACTACTGTCCACTTACCGAATGTATCTCCTACCCTAATCTTATTACTCACTTAGTGTCCTTTCATAACTAGCTTTAATAAAGTTTTCTTTTTTGATAGCTACAGCCTCATAGACAGCTTTACCTATAGAAGGCTTAGGAGATACTAGTATATCCACTTCTATAGGAGTCTTCCTATTGTGATTAGCTTGTCTAGCTATTCTTTGAGTATATTTACTTGTCTTAAAAGACATAGATACTATTACTAGTTTATCTATATGAGACAAGTCTACTCCTTCAGCGTGTCCATCAGAGCTATATACATGTATAAGATGCTCTTCAAATAAACTACGCTCCTTTATAAAGTGACACATAAAGGCTGTAGAGTTCATATCATAGTTAGCTTTACAGTAATCTAGTTTCTCTGTATGTTCTAATATAATACTAGACTCATCATCTATCTTTAGTGTGCCTCCTTCTAATTGATAATGAACCATTCGACCTTTCATATCTGAGTCATTTAATACAGGTTCATCACCTATAGGTAATAACTGCATAGTAGTCCATGTCTCCATTAACTGTATAGTATCCTCATGTAGAGGTACTTCTACTACATTTACTGTAGGTTCATGTTCTATACCTACCTCTTTACGGGTCTTAAAGTTAAAGAGGTGTTCACATTTCTGTAGTACTACCTCAGTCTTATAGGTATTCTTTTGGTCTTTAAGTCCATAAGGTGTCCTAATCATATTAGGTATACCGTATTTAGTATACCAAGCAAAGAAGGACTTATCGGCCCTAAAAGGACTCCAATCACTAAGAGAAAACTGATTATATAGTAATCCTACATGCTCTGCATACGGTGTAGCAGATAAATATAAAATAGGTTTCCCTTTAGTAAACTTCTTTACAGCTTTCCATGTCTTAGAAGGTCTACCAATACCTGAAATAGCATGATGTGATTCATCTAAGATTATAAAATCAAATGACCCCTTTAGTTTATGAATAGACTCATAGTTAATAACTGTATAGTTCTTCTTATGTTCCCATTCTCCTAAAGTCTCTTCCCATCCTGCAATAGCTTTCTTCTTTGTCACAATTAGAATACTTTTACACATAGAGTCTTCAGCAGTCTTTAGAGCTGTAAGGGTTTTACCTGTTCTTTCCTGCCAACTAAGGTAGGCTAGTCCATGAGTACGAATAGTCTCTAAGGCCCATTTAGCTCCTTCTATTTGGTGAGGTCTAGGTTGCATATCTCTTCCTATACTGTTTAGCTATAAACTTCTTGTGTGTAAGAGTAGGTACTAACCTAATACGTTTTAGGCATTCCTCTCTAGTCCATGTTATCTTAACCTTACGTAATTGAACTCCACTAGGTAGAGTCTCATACGTAATTATCCGTGGCATGTCGTATCTTCCCCGAAGTTCATTACGGTCTGCCTAGGTTTAGAAGTAGTATCGTTAACAGGTTTTTCCATTAAGCCTCTAGCCCACATAGCATAATCAGCTATCTTACCAAAATCCTCATAATCTTGTCCTTTGTTTCTATCTACATATTTATGTATAAGGAAACTAGCAATAGCTAAATTAGTATCTCTGTCGAATTTACGTTCTGCCCATGAAAAGGTATCCTCCCCCTTTTTATAGTGTGCAGGTCTTAGTCCTTCTAGCATATTATCTCCTTTAATAGTGTTTTACAATTAGTTTTCTGATTCCTCTACGGAACTCATAGTTATCTTCAGCCTCTTTCTCTAGTTCTACCAAATAGTCTATAATACCTTTAATAGGCTCATAGGCTATCTGTTTAGATAAAGCTGTAGAAGTACAATCTTGCCTTAAAGTATTAGGGTCATCCCATAGGTCTATAAGTAAGTCAAATTTATCTAGGAATACTTTGGCTCTCTCAGGCTCAATATTCTTAGTTTTACCTGACATGTAATTATATAACATAGGACTACCTGTTAGGCCTATTAATGTATACAAGTCTTTAGCTCCCATTAGTTGTCCTATCTCCTGATAGTCCTCATGGTCTTTCTTACCTAGAATGGAAGCTACAGCTCCACTCAATGAAATTTTAGTCATTTAGTCTCCTTCTTTGGTGGTTCCCACATTACTAGACCCTTCTCAGGTGTCCACATATCCATTCTTACACAGTGCATAGTAGCTAGAGCCTCTTCAAGCGTTTGGTCTTTCTCAAAGTAAGTACGTACTACAGCTTTCCACATATCATAAGGCTCTGTTAGGCCTTCTAGGATTGCATCTGCTTTCTTAGGTCCTATTCTAAAAGCACCTCTTAGTCCATCACTAGAGTCACCTGTTAAAGTCTGATAGAAAGGGAATCTATTTATATCTTCTCTAGTATTCTCTATCCACTCTTTCTTACCATAGTTCCATCCTAGTTCGATAGAACCTAATACATCTTTATCTAATGCACATACTAGGTGCCCCTGATTAGCCATATATACACAGTAATCATCTGCTTCAATAGCTGACTCACATATGCTATTCTCTAGTTGGAACACATAGTCGTATAGCTCTAGTAGGCCGTATGGTACTTCCATGCCTGACCTATTAGCTTTATATCCCTTAACATTTACGTCTTCTACAGATTCCATTACTTCATATCTAAAGTTAGGTGACATATTAGAACATAAATCTGAGGAGTTCTTAACTGTTATAACAAGCTCTACATCATCCCATTCTTCTCCTTGTCTCTCTAGGTCTGAGGTAATCTCTTTAACCATAGAGTGAAAAGTAGTATGAAAGTCCTTGAATTCATCTGACTCAGGAAGGTCTATATCCTCACTTGAGCCATCTTCAAGGCCTTCTAGTTCCTCATCTGCTGTTTGACATACATGACATGCTCTATATATTAGAGAGTCTGCATCTATTACTAGTTTTTTCATTATTTCCAAATCCTTCCAATATCTATATCCACTCCCATAGGTAAATCATGGTAATGGAATAGTCTACTTTTACTAATCTCTTTCCATGCTAGTAGCATAGAAGACTTAGTAGCCTCTGCTATATCCTCTACATACTTATCAGGGGAGTCATTGACAATACTATCGTGAATCATGTCAACCATCATAACCTCCTTCATCAAAGATGGGTAGTCCTCAAAGAGAAAGTTCTGTGCCATTTTAGTACACTCACCAATAGACCCTTGTACAGGGATATTTAGTGCATCTGTATACCCATTAGGCTTTACTATCCTGCCCATAGCAGTAGTTACAGTAAAGTTATGTTTCTTTATATTTTTACCCATTTTTCTATGGTAACTAGCAATGGCAGGGTGGGCCTCATAGTAAATAGCCTTAGCTTCTTTAGCTTTCTCTAATGTAAACTTAACACCATAGGTATCATAGGCATATCCCATGAATTTCTCTGCCCCCATACCAAATAGATAACCAAAGTTTACGGCCTTGGCCGCTTGTCTCTCGTCTTTAGTTACTTCTTCAGCAGATTTATTAGTCATTAAAGCGCCCATAGCTTTGTGAAGGTCTACTCCATCTAAGATGAGTTCTCTATATGAAGGAACATTAAAGATAGCACAGCCAGCTATTAGCTCGGCAGTACCATAATCGGCAGATACTAATTGTCTACCTGCTCCTTCTTCATAACCAAAGATATGTTTAAAGTGTCTACCAATATTTTGAATATTAGTATAGCCTACTCTATCTCCACCTTTAGAAGTGTATCTACCTGTAATAGCACCTGCTACGTTAAAGAAGGTTCTAATACGTACAGGGTCTTCTGTAGGAATATAAGACTCTCTATACTTCTCTAAATCCTGAAGTTCTGTTCTAGCCTTAGTGGTATCTAATACTAGTTTAGCTCCTTCGTTATTATTCTCTATATAGAGCTTCTTAAAGGCGGACGCATCTGTAGGCTGTTTACCTTTGTCATTATAAGGTAACTCAGGAAAAGCCTCTTGTTTCTGTTTCCAGCTTTTTACATTTAGTGGCTTACCTACATAAGCATCTAATTCAGCCTGTAAACGTACTCTACGTTCTTCGGTTTCCTTATTAACCTTTTCCCATGTCTTAGCTATTACAGGCATTCCATTATGCTGAAAACTAAAAGCATGTCTTTGGTTTTTAATATCTACTTTATATGCTAGATTGTTTTGTATAATATTCTGTACTTCATCTAGGTTCCATAGATACTCTAATGCATATACATCTAAAGCACCATAATGTAGTTGCTCGTTTGTATGTGCCTCTCTCTTCTTAAGGAAACTCTTTTGCATTTCCTTCTTCTGTATACCTCTATAGAACTTAGGGGCACAGTTATCTAGGGTATGCTTATCTAGTGTAGGCATACCTGACTTACAAGCGAAATATAAATCATCCATTCTTTCAGGGGCTATCTCTAGTGTACCCATATCATAGGCAATATTAAAACATACAACCCATTGAGTTAACATAAACTCCTGTAGCTTCCCGAAGTTAGGGTACTCTACTACTAGAGCTTCCTTCCAATGTTCCTGCTTAAACTGAGCTAGTGTAATCTCACCATATAACCCTAGTGTCTCACTATCATAAAATAGTGGTTTAGTAGGGTCTACTTGTCTCTCTACATACCTTAAAGGTACTGATTCATATAGTACTGTCATGTTTATTTCTTCTTTCTCAGCTTGGCTGAATAGAACCTAATACTATGTTAAGCTCTATCAGACCCCCGAAGGGATGCTGTTACACTATTGGATTTTCAGCAGGTTCTTCCTCATCCTGAGCTTCAGGAAGGTCGATACCTAAATCAATATCTTCGGCATCTTCATCAGCTTCTAAGTCTGCTTCATCTATTCCACCACCTGTATACTCTACAAATGTAGATAGTTGAACACCACTTAAATATAGTGTAGTACCATATTGTCCTTCATACTCATAAATAGATAGAGTACCAACTCCGAATCCTAGTGATTCCTCACCAATCTTCTTATTACCAAGGTCTAGCTTCTTAACAGGCTTCTTAGCTGTAAAGATTCCAATCTCAACTTTGTCACCTGAAGGCCAAGTAGAGTTAGTAGATAGTGAAAATAGTACATAACCTGTACGCTCTCCAGTCTCATCATCTTCTTCATACTTATACCCTGTAGTACGTGGACGAGGTTTCTTAGCTTGCTGTGGTTTATTATCTTTCCAAAATTGGTCGATAATAGCCATTTTAGCTTTAGCCTGTTCTTCAGGTACTTTAACTACTATAGAGTACTTTCCGTCTCTGCCGTCACCTGAAATGAATGCCCACTTTAGGTTACCTTTAGGTGTTGTGAATTTCACGTTTGCGTATTTTGATGCCATGTTTATGCTCCTGTGCATGTTTATTTGTTGTAGTTTATCCTCCACACCTAGAGGTCTTCCTTCTTATTGAGTATTATTATAACTCAATGTTCCTTAAACTTTACTTAAAAAGTGTTGTTTTTCTTCCACGCTCTCACCTGATTAGGTGTCAAAAAACCCTTATTCTCGAACCATTCTGTAAGGCTCAGACCGAAATCAGAATTTGTATGTAGGGTAATTCCGTACAGGCTTTCGGTCGTTTCTTGAGTTGCTAACGGAAGTCCTGTAGCCTCATCAACTTCAGGAGGGAGTACTTGAGTTATTTTCTTTTGTGGCCCCTGTACTATCTGGTCCACTAGACTAGCAGGTGTCTCCCAGTCTCCCCAATCACCTTGCTCTTGAGGTACATAACCTTCAAACCACTCAGGGAATGTATCCATTACTTCATTAGTCATTTTAGTTTCTCCTCTTTCTCGTCTATGATGTATATAATTCCCCTAAAGGCTTTATATACTAATGTATACTTATGTCCCTCATATACATCTATACTATATTGTTTCTCCACAAAGTATAGAATTATATACATATACCAAGGTATATATTTTATGTTATTCATGAGTTAGCTCCCCATATTCTAAGATTATCTGAATGGCCTTTAATATATAGGTTATCAGTGGCCCTAGTAAAAGCCACATATAGAGCATGTAGTATTTCACCTTTAGCCTTATGTATATCATCCATATCTACAAATACATCTGTAATAGTAGACCCTTGGCTCTTATGGATAGTACGTGACTCTGTGGGCCTGATATGTACTATCTCAGCTATACGAGCATACTCTGACCATAGGCTATTCCACTTATCTAGTTCTTCTTTATCAAACTTGGTCTTCCATTCATATAGCTTACCTGCCTTTTTATACTTATTTAGTAGCTTCTCCCTATAGTCCTTAGCCTCATAGAATAAATCTGCTCTCATTTTATCTAGTTCAGTCCTAGAGCCTTTATGGACTATAAAGTTATTTCCTTCTTCATCTGTAGCTAAATACAGGTTAGGGCATTCAGTCTTAGGAAATAGTTGAGAGCCTTTACGATAGTGCCCACCCTTCTGAGTTACAGAGAGATTAGCAGACTCAATAGGCCTTAACTCTAATCTCAGGTCATACCCATTAGGATATAGAGCTTCTGTCTGAATACCTCTTTTAGATATAGTAGATATAGTAACTCCATTAAAGAGATTATAGTCATCACCATGCTCCTCAGGTATATACTGCTCTACCTTCTTATTATGGTATGCTAGGGCACATTGTCCTGCTTTAATTTTAGGTATCTCATCTATGATATGCACCGACTTATTATCTACATATTCCTCTAAGTCTACATAAGATAAATCATCACTAATTAGTTTCTTCATAGCATTAGCTAGAGACTGCATAGCAGGATTCTTCATCCTCTGCTGTTTCTTTAGTACTATATGGTCTATCCCAAATAGGTTAGGTTTTACAGATTTTACAGGAGGTAATTGGTCTGTGTCTCCTACTAACAATACTACTCTAAAACGTGACTCTATTCCCTGTACTGCTAGTACTGTCTTTCTATCTAACATAGAGGCTTCATCTATAATGAGTATATCTGCATTTACATCTGCTGTAGGTTTCCCTATCTGTAAGGCATCTTCTTCATTATCAGCCATTTGGTTAATAGTCATTCTCATACCTAGGTAGCTATGTAAGGTCTGCCCACCTATTAGAGAAGCCGCTTTTCCAGTAGTTGCTGTAATAGCTACAGACCTACCCTGCTTAGTGGCCTCTTCAATTAGATGTTTAATGGTATAGGTCTTGCCTACTCCTGCTCCACCATATAGCCCATACCAACTAGTAGAGTTCTTCTGTGAAGCTAATTCTAATATGGTATCTACGGCTTTAGTTTGGTCTTTATTCATGTTCTTACCTCCTCTAATTCAATTTCCTCTGCATGTATATCACCTATATCTATAGACTCAATACCATCTACTTCATAATAGATTGCATTACCTGTGGTAAACTTTACTGTAAAGCCATGAGCTTTCATAGTATGCTTCATAATCTTCTCAGCATCTGTAGAGTCAGGTTGTATATATGTATATACATCCATTAGACTCTCTAGTGTTACTCTACCTTCATCAGCATTATCAAATAGTTTATAAGGATTAGGAGTATCCATTAACATATCCTCTATAAGAATATCAAACTCTTTATTCTTAAGTGCCCATCCTATTCTACCTGAAGTAGGAAGGGTCTCAAATATAATTCTAGCTTTTCCATCATTGTCAGGTGCCCTCATATAATCTAGGTCTGAGAGGTTCTTAAACTCTGTAGCTAACCAATAGGCTATATCAACCGTTTGATTCATAATAGCTTCATATACTCTTACAGGACTAGAAGCCACACACTGTGGAGAGTAGTCAAAGGTATTAGGTGTACCTATATAGTATAAACGTCTATCATCATCAGGTACAGTCAGTGGATTCCTATTGGCTGTCATAAGAAACATAGCTGTCTGTGGATATGTAAAGTAATTAGTACCCATTCTACGTACTTCAAAGTCTTTAGACCCTGTATAGTTCTTTAGTATACCTTGTGCCTGAGACTTCTCACCTTTAGTATTGACCGTATCACTTAGCTCATTAAGTTGTACAAAATAGGTATCCATTAACCAATCGTTATACTTCTCTAGAAATTGAGACCCTGAAACATCTGTTTTCACATATTGCTTACCTATCATGTTACCTAATACTGTCATAATAGTATTTTTTCCTGACCCTTGCACACCTACTATATAGGGTACTACAGGAGAGTAGTTAAAGGTAGTTAGTTTAGTTCTAATGAGTCTCAGGAAGTACTCTCTCTGTTGCTCACTAGGTATAAAATGCTCCATATATGCTATAAACTCTGTAGGTCTTTTATACTCTGTCTCATGTATTTCAGGATTCTGAAGAACCTCTAAGGCATAAGACCGTTTGAATAAGTTAAAGTGTTCATCTTCTATATGACCATAGTTCTCTGTTGGTGCTGATGTAGTTCTAATAATCTTACATTCATCTAGTTCTATAGGTTTAAACCCTTTAAAGAGGTTCTTACATTTAGCTGTAGTGTCCGACTGCTTAGTAGTAAAACTCATAGTATCTTCTGTTGTATTATAGAAGTAATGTCTCATCTTTATATCATCATAGAATACCTCTATTAGGTGGTTACGTTTAGATACATTAGTTAGGCCTCTTAGGTTCTCCCAATCAGGGTCATAACTAAAATAAGGCTCTCCTTTAGAGTTTGTCTGTTTGCCTGAAGCAATAGGGTCTAATATAGTTTTATGTAATTTCTTATTTGATATAGGGTCTTCCCATAACTCATTAATATACTCTACAGTTTCAATCATTAGGTCTTTATTAACTGTATAATCACCTGCAAGAATACAAGCTATCTTAAATAGATAAATATGGCCTGAGCCTTGTATATCATTAGGATGTAAATGCCCCTGTTGTTGATACTTATTATTTCTATAATCTTTAGGTGTTAATAACTTAGTAACTAATGGGTCATAATCCATATAATCACAGTTCTCTAGTATAGGAGCTAAAAACCCTGTATTACTAGTAAAGTCTGCTACTCTATCAGTCTTCTCTTCTCTAGGTGCATTTAGAATATGTAATAGTGCCTTTACTTCACTAGGCATAGTCTTAAGCTCTACAGGTTGCTCTAGGTGATTACATAAAACATCATCTATAGTACACCAAGGCATCTTAGTTTCATTAGCCTCTGTAGGAAGGAATACCAGTCCTGTACCATTATAGTAGTCTAGGTCTCTATCAGAATTAGTCATTCTAAAAGAAGCGGGTAGGTCTTCCTCCCACTTATATAGAATAGTACCTGATTCTATTGGCTCTAGGTTCTTATCTAATTTACCTATAGAATGGAATACTGCTGTATAGGTAGGGTCTAGTTGTCTAAACATGTTATACGTTACAGTATCATCACAATCTATAGCTACTACTTGGTCTACACCTGTTAATAGTCCACCAATAGAAGTAGCTGTAGTATTCTGTGTAGCTTGGTGTGTAGCTTGCCAATCTGAAGGAAAAGAAAAACCATATTTCTTACCTTTCTCATCCCTCTGTATTTTAGAGCCATTAAGAGGTACTGTGTATAGGTCTAGGTCAATGAAAGGCTGTATATTACTCAGCATGTTTAATCACTTTAAATAATACACTAAATTCAGTAGCACTAATACCTAATTTCTTAGCTACAGTTTGCTTATTAGTTAGAGCTACCTCTAATAATACGACTCTTCCATTAGCTATAATAGCTGAAGGGTCCTCTTTATGGTCTATCTTTGTTAGTTGCTCAAAAGTCATTTTTATCCTTATTAAGTGTTATTATATCGTAAAAATTCTTAGTGAATTCTTAGTGATACGATAAGATGAGAAATTTACACTTCTCCTTTATTCCATGCAGTAAACCATGCACGTACTCTAGCTAATACCTCTTGATTAGGCCCTTTACGTCCTCTAATCGTATTACGTTGGCTATTCATTGTTTTATGATACTTTTCTTTACAGCCCTTTTTATTACAATGAGAAACTAGGATTCCTGAGGCCCTTCTATCAAAGAAGAGGTCCACAGCTTCTCTAGGATATGATTCACCACAGGCTCTACAGGTTTTAGGTCTAGTCCATTTACTCATGTTCTATCCCATATACCATATCAGCTATCTCTTGCCAAACCCTAATAGCTTTGTCTAATTCTTCCCATACAGATTGCTCATTATGGGTTGTAATACCTTTAGCTTCTAATTCGTCTTTACGTTCCTGAAGCATTACTTTGTGTCTCATATATACCTGAATAGCTCCTAGGTCTCTTAACGGTTTGAAGTTTGCATCCACTCCATATAATCTTTTAGCTTTCATTAGTTAATCCTTTCTCCTATATATTCTGCCATAGCTTGATAAGTTGCTTCATTATAGTGCCCATCATTAAACCATATATTAGTCACTCCTAGCTCTAAAGGCCTATAGATATATACATTATCTCTAGTCTCTTGAATAAATAAGAATGTGTCCTGCATTGTCTCTGTATTACCCCATCTTGTAGCTGTAGGATAACATATAAATAACTTGTAATCATCATTAGGTATTACAGTCTCTATAGTATCAAATAGTGTAGAATATGTTTGATAATGACCATATACTGTATCTTCTGCTTCACTCTCCCATTGATTATAGTCTAATCCAATAACATAAGGCTCTCTACCTTCATCTTGTAATGTAGTTATTACAGTCTCCATATAATGTATTAACTGAGGGTGTAAACTATTCCCGTCTGTATCAGCTCTATTAAAACTCCATAGATTATTGTTAGAATAAAAGTCTACTCCTGTACCACCTATAGCTATATGTATTATATATAGTGGAACAGTGTCATTATACATTTCAGCATATTTAGTAGCTATATTTGTAGCTCCTCCATATCCTCTCCTGTTTATATTATTATTAGTTACCTCACTAAATGTAATAGTACTTGGGTAGTCTATAGCATTTTCATTAGGTACATATACATTAGATGTAGTAATGTTTCTATCACCTAATACACCTACCGAGTTAGACTGTCCTATAGTTATTAATACATTTACTCTATTACTAGAGTTAGTAGTATTATAGTCTCTTACTGTACCTGTGGCTATATCATCTGTATAAACCCCATAGTTAATATCATTATCTCCACAACCTAGTATTAGTATAGTTATTGCTATTAGTAATATCTTATTCATTTTCTAGTACCTCTCTTATAATTTCTTTATTTCTCTGCCATATAGCCTTAGTAGGCCCTTTCTTAGGTGGTATCTTCTCCATCCACTTTAGAATAGATGAAATCTTATAGGCTCTAGATAATCGGAAGGTATCTCCTATCCTCTCATCCCTAAATGGAATAGACCTCTGACAGCACATCCCATGTAAACTAGAGCCTACAGATTCCCCTAGTAGCTCTATCATTTTGGTTCTTGTTATGGTCTTCATTTCTCTATCTCCTTAAGTATGTACTTCATATTGTTTCCTTTCAAAGTCTGCACAGAAGAAATTGTCAGGTACTGAACTGCCTATATTTACACAGAATCTTTCTCTAGTGTTTGATTTATGCTCACACTCACCACATGAGCCTATAGAGTCGTAAATTGTATTTACAAAATCTTCTATCTTGTATGATGGTGAAGGGTATGGAAATATACTTAAAGCTGATTTTAGTGCTTCTTCTCTATTAATCATTTCAAATCCTTTATTAATCCATTCTTACTCTCAAAGTAAGGTGTTTTAATCTCATGGTTATGAGACACTTCAACCCACACATTATCAAAGTATGTGTTGTTAATAGCTCCTAAGCTAATGAATATAACTATGAAGCATATAGTCATGAAGATGTTATACATCACCTCTGTACCCTTCTCATTAGTTCTGCAAAGTCTATGACCTCACCCTCTAACCTCTCATGTTGTTTAGCTACTTCATTGTTAACTTCAATGATTCTAGTTAATTGCTTTCTAATCTTGTCTAGGCTGTCAATATGGTTGGCTAATTCCACTAAGTGCTTAACCTCTATCTTAGCTACCTTCAGCCCTTCTAAGTCAGCTTCTCTGATAGCTTCTAATATGTCCTTAATCATCTTATATCCCTTAGAATAGTATATATACTATATGTTTTCTTCCCATCCTGTAATGTGTGAGGGATTCCTCTATATAGCTTCATGAATACATCTTCATTATATTTATATATCATATTGGCCTGTTTACACATACCGTAAGACACATCATCACTATGTGGTGCATGTGCCTCTGTTAACTTACTCATAGAGTGCCTATACTCCATAACTATATGTAAAGCTAATTCAGTCTGATAAGTCATTCATAACCTTTTCTATATCCTGTGGGGTATAGTCTGCCCCTGTTGTATTTGCATCCTCTAGTATATCCTCTAGTGTCTGTAATCTGCGGTGATTGAAATAATCAAAAGCATCTAATTGAATATCATCCACAGTTATTAAAGGAATAACCATACCTTTATAGGCCCACTCATCATAGAAGGCCCTTTCAATCTCCATAGGCTCCGCTATTAGTTCACACTCTGTTATACTTCCTAAGTGCGGTTCACCTTCCATAACTGGGTATTTTGTTGTCTTGTAGTACATATCAGTCCTTACATTCCATTTTAATTACAGGAGCCTTAGGGATAACTAAGTAGATAATATCATCTTTAGGATAGTATAGAGCTATTATAGTATCTCCATCTAAAGTGGTTCCTTTATAACTATGGTGGTTAGAGTTCTTGTGTAATGTTATCTGATTCAACCTTAAACTATGCTTAGTAGGTTTGGTTAGAGTCATTTTAAGACCGCTTGTGTGGTCGGTGCATGTTTGAGCCTGTAAGGCTAGTGTAGCTATTAGGGTTAATAGTAATGCTTTCATTTTGTACTCCATTCAATCGGGTAATCATTCTCTATCTTCATCCATGATATACTCATATACTCATAGACACCTTCTATATATTCTTCCATGTGGGCCTCCCAATACTTAAGAGCCTGTTCAGAAGTTAGGCCTCTATGCTCTTTCAGGTGGTTAATTATATCTAGCCTTAGTGCTTCTTCCATTGCCTTAACTCCTTCTGTGTCTGTGCTAGTCCTTTAAAGGTCTCATTGTCTAGATGAGCTAGTCTATCTATCTGCTCTATAGAGTTGTTACGCTTAAGGTCTATAGTATGCGGTTTATTATCTACAATCCTAGTAAGTAGGTTAGTGTCTAACGCATACGTAGTCTGTGTATTACCTGTTAGTATTGTCATTCGTTTGGCTCCTTAGTGTAAATTGTGCTTAGTATGGTTGTTTATTAAAAAACCTATAAAGACTCTGTATGTGTAGTCCTTATAGGTTCTTTAGAATGTAAGGCCTTTCAGCCCTACGGGAGGCTTTTATGCCTCTTCTGTGTCTTCTTCATTGCGAGTACGGATAGCATCCATATCATCTGCAAAATCTGAGAATGGACGTACATTACCTGCATTGTAATCTTCTAAGAAAGCTTCTTTACTTGGATAGCCATCAAATGTATCAATAACCATTTGCTTATCTTCATCAGAGATAGTAAACTCAAATGTTTTAGCATCTTCTGCGGTCTTAGCTTCTTTCCACTCTTGTGGAGTTAAGTTACCTTCTAGCATATCTTCTTCTAGTAGGTCTAGAGCCTGTAGCTTGTCCGTATCAAATGCTTTCTTAGCTTGGGCCTTAATAACCTCGGCAGGAATAGCGTATGAACCATTCTTATAGAAATAAGAAACCTCTTTGTCTGTGTTATCATGAGCAAATACCGCACCTGTTAATGCACAGATTCTCGCTACTTTATTACCATCCACAGTTACAAAAGAATCTTCACCTGAAAAACCACCTGTTTTAGCTGTCATTAGTTTAACTAGTGTGCTGTCTTCTAGGACTGTTGGGTGATTCTCTGCTAAGTGTGCGTGTACTGCTTCAAATGCTTTTTTAATTGCTGACATGTTTATACCTTTTAGTGTGTTAGAGGTGTTGCCTCTTGGCTCTTGGCCTTTTAGGTGATATAAATCACTCTAGACTAATGTAATCCACGTTCCGTGAATCACCTGCGACTCAGCTAGGCTGAATAAAACCTTATAGTTTAAAGGCTTTATCAAACTATTGTTTGTCTCTTTATTTGTTTATTATATCATTATATAACTTAAGCATTCCTTAGTTGCTCAATCTCTTCCACACGTTCCGCATGTGCTTGCTTTAGAAAACTATTCTCGGCCTGTAGTTTATTATTAGTCTCTGTTAGCTCTGCAATCTGCTCATGTAAATAAGCTAGCGGAGTATTCAGGTGCTTGGCATGTTCCTCGGCTAATGTAAAATCTGTCCACTCAGAATTATCTGAAGTAACTACAAACACTGCATTCTCTATTAGCTCCTGACCATATATAATAGCCCCTTTAACTAATGTATGCCTCTTAATCATTATATATCTATTATGAGTCGGTGTGTCTTTCATGTTGTTAGCTCCTTCGTTTGATAGTTATATTATAGAGGAAACAAGCTTAAAAGTTTATTAAGTGGTGATAAGTCTTTTAGTTGGGTGGTGTGGTGTGGTGTGGTGTGCCTATATAATGTATGCGTGCGAGTGTAGCGTAATAACCTTAAAATGAGCTTAGGTGAGTGAGTAGAATGGTAACAGTTTTAGGGGCGGTTTCTTAAAGTTCGCTTAAGAGCTTAAATTGGTGTTTTAGTTGTTTATTTTTATATTGGTTTTAGGTTAGGTAGGAGTTTTGGTCGAATATAGCGAATTATATTAGTTTCAGTTCTGTTATGCGGTGTTATGTAGGTTAGGTCGGGGTAGGTTTGGTTATAGATGGTTGGGGCTGTTAGGTGGGTTGGCTATTAAGTAATAGTAAGTTGCTTGGTTAAGCTATGTTAATTTAGGCTTTTCAGATTTTTTGGGTTGGGTGAGGTTATAATATAGTTTCACCTTCGATTCCTCGGTGCAAAAATAGGGGTTTTGAAATAGTATAGGACTGGAGCTATATGCTATATTTTTAGAAAAAGACCGTTTATGACCTTTTAGCTTAATCCTCTAATAGCTATTTCATGCCTAAATTTAAATAGAGTACCTAGAAGGCCTCAACCATGATTAAACATAGTTAAAGACCTGAAAGGCCTAAAATCGTGCTGACATATCCTATTAGCTCTCTCATGCCCTTTTAAACCTTTCAGCGATTCATAACATAGATTATACCTAAAAAGCCCTTCTAGGCCCCTTAAAATGATTTGGTCTGACTATTATCATAATCATTATCAATTAGCTAAAATCCGCCTCAGTCTTTATGAGATTGATTATCATAATAGACCTCAACAGGGCCAATTTTGCCTTAATTTTATTTTAAGGTTATTATGCTCTCGATTTGTTGAATTTAAACTTAGGGGGGAGAATTAATAGCGGTATTTTCTTGACTCCTAAGAAACGCAAACCCCATGGTTTTTTCACGTTTTTCAGGCATTTTAGGTATTACTGATTAAAAAATAATCAGTAAGCCTCTATAAACTTATCATAGGGCATTTCTATCTCATACCCTTGTGAATTGACATAATACCACACCCAATTCTTTTGATAAATATGCCCTGACCCACACTCCACTAATAGGCCATTTAATCTCTCTTTAGTGGTGTTAGTAGTGTAGCCACAATTAGATATCATTAGGCCATTGCTCTTTTTAGCTATAGTGTGACCATGTAGCTTTAATACTGTCTCATAGGCATCATTAGTTGTTACCTCTGTGTTAGCCTTCTTAAACTCATCATTACATATAAACGCCTGAACGGCCTCTCTAGTTATTTTACGCATTTTTCAATCCTTAGTATTATTTTGTTTTTATATACCCACCCGTAGGTAGTTCTAGTTAGTCTGATACGCTTCATTTTATTCTCTACCTTCTATAGTTGCAGGTTTACCTAGTAACACGTTTCTAATCATATTACGGGCTTTACGCTGTGTAGGTGCCTGACCTATAAATAGGCCTGTTATTGAATGATATACTCTATAGATACCAAATTGCCTTTTAACTATATAGTTACCTTTTCTAAATAAGTAAGTTCCTGAGCCTGTATTCATTAGATAGCCTTTCCTTCTTGATATGTAATATTATAACCTAATAGACCTTATAGTTTCCTGAAGTACTGTGACAATGTAATGACTATAGTATATATTAGGTCTATTAGGTATGGTGTGTTGATAATGATTATTAGGCTATATTAGGCCTTGTAGGTTGATATTGATAATAACATTCATTATAAACCTCGAAGGGGCAAGGGTTCAAGGTCAAGCAGTCGGGCGGCCCAACAGGCACTAGAAACAGATACCAAATTTTTAATCCCTAATAAGCCTTAATTACACTTAACCACCAAAAAAATTTTTTTCACCTAAAAGGTACTATCAGCCCCTCAAAGGGCTATAGACGTTCGACCCACACTACGGGCCTTCTTTTTCTTAACCTTCTCAGGCCCTATATCAAACATATTAGACATAATGACATAACGAAGGGCATCAGCAGGATTAGACCACTCATCATGAAGAGGCTTCTCTTTAAACGTACCGAGAGCATCATCCCACTTCTTAGAGTAGCGACCTATCATCCTCAAAAGGTACCCACAAGTTGTAGCGTCTATCCACATAAAAGGAATAGCTTTCCTAACCTGCTCAATATCCGTTTGCACCGAGCTAGTTCTCTTCAAGACCCTAATATTCCTAAACCCTAGTTCACGCAGACGAGCCACTCTAGTCATTCCTGTAGTTAGTTCTTTTACTTTGGCATCATGAGGTAAAATCAAGCTACCTATATTATACCCCTTACCTTTGATTAAGTCTGCATAGTGTTCCAAGCCTTCACCGAAATTATGGTACTCATCCACTATTCTTAGTTCACGACCATGAATCTGAAAGAAGACTAGACACATCATGTCGTTCATACCGAGGTCCATAGCTATATGCGTGTCTAGTGCAGAGTCATACAGTCCATCACTAACTACATGGCCTCTCTCACGCCACAATCTAGCATAGTATGTACCATCATGAACTGCATTAAAGGCACTCTCAGGTGTGTGAGGGTATTCTTGATAAAAATCTACATCTAACTCACGTCTTTGAGCTACGAACCATTGGATTTGCTCCTCACTCAATCTAAAGTCTTCAATACCTGCGTATTCACCATACTCTTCCTGTATAACAGTTATCTCGTCCTTGTCAGAAGCCGATACTAGTTGAGATACTCCTACCATTTGACAGTCGGGGTCATCTACCCATGATAGGAATAGTGGGTGGAAGTCTTTTAGTGACCTCTCACCTACAATATCTACGGCATCTGTCCACCACTCGTGGAATGCATTGTGTTGGCCCTCTGCAGTACTCTCGATTGTTACAGGCATACCTGCTTTAATAGCTTGTAGTGTACCTGACTTTAACTCTTTAGCTTTTTTGGGGTCTTTATTGGCGATTTTACCTAGCTCTGATACGTGCAGTCTGTGTAGTGTAGACCCACGGAATGAAGTCTGTACCTTTACCTCTGACCCATTACTATAGGCCATACTCTTAGTATTATTCTTTACTAATCCGAGGCCTAAGAAGTCTTTAATGCCTTCATCAAAGTTTTCCCATATAACTGTTAGTTTTTCGAGTAACGCACTAGACTCTTCTAGTCCATATGACTGCATACCAACAGTTAAACTGTCTATAAACAGTGCATCATCATTATAGTCTACTAGTGTTCCTGTACTAATACCCCGCTGACGAGACTTGAGTACCATTACACGAGGATGCCTGAGCTGTTGTGCATACTTTACATGCTGAGCTAGGTTCATGCGGAAAATACATTTATCACCTACTTTATTAATAATAGTGTAGATTTTATTCATTCTCCACAGTTTACTAGTCAGATATGTCATTATATACTCTTCATCTGTAGTAGCTTCACTATGGAATAATACCTTTTGGTCTGCCATACCTGAGATACCACGATATATAGCATCATATTGGTCGGGTGTAATGTCTAATGACCACTTTGAGTCTTTCATTTCATAGACCCTTTAAACATAGATAGTTTACTAGTACTAGCTTCTCCTGAGGCATTGTTTTGCATCATATTGATTGTAGCACCTTTATTACTATTAAAGATGTTGTTATATAGGCCACCAATAGCGTTACTTACCTGTACCCACTCTGCCGTCTTTAGGTCTTCTTTTTCTAGTATAGTCTCTGCTTTAGTGATTAGTTTTAGACAAATACCATGAAATGAACTATTTAGTTTTTGGAGTCCATCAACACCATCTACAATATCTTGTGCTTGCTCCCCAACTATAGAACCCTCAGGTTCATTATTTTTGATATTATCTACTACAACTTGAAGTGCTACAGGGCTAAGCTCGGCTACCTCTTGTACTTTCCTATTTTCCTCTTCATCCTTATGCTCTTTTCTCCATTTAAGGACTGTTCCGTAAGGAATATCTAGTTTTTCTGATACTTGTCTAGGGTTATAGTCACCTGTAGCAAGCATAGCTAGTACTTTTACTTTTCTATCTTCCATCCTGTCTCTCCTTATGTTTCTGTACAAACTTAGCCATGAACTCTGTTATCTCTAGAGACATAGACCTCTTGGGCTTACTATTCTCGCATATAGTTTTGAACTCCTGATATAGTTCCTCTTCATGTGCTGACATAGAGTAAGTCTTTATTAGTGATTTCGCCATCCTGTCAACTCCTTTATATATGTAAGACTGATGTTATATAATTATAACAGACTAATCTTAAATAATGATTAAGGTTGGTTGGGTATAATAGATGAAGGTATGTTAAATACCAATATTAATATTAAAGGTACTAACTATGTCAACTACGACAGAGAATACCGAAACAGCAACTACAGATGCACCCACTGTTTCGGAACAGGTGAATGAGATACTTAAGGCTCAGGAGACTTCTAAACTAGTCTTGCCTGAGGGAGTGTCTGAACATGTTGCAGACGTAGCTAGAGCAGAACACAAGTTTCGCTCTACACAGTCAAGCTATACTAAAGCTAGCCAACGCACTAGAGAACTAGAAGCTGAGAACGAGGTCCTTAAGGGTCACGTAAAAGCTCCTATCTCTGATGAGGAAGCTGAGAGATTAAAGGCTCTTAAGTATACAGACCCTGATGCATGGAAGGCAGAATTAGACGCTCTAGAGTCTAAGAAGCCTGACATAGGAGCTGAAGCAAGAGCTAAAGCTGGAGAAAGCTACGAGTTAGAACGTAGAGTAGATGTACTTACTCAGTTTAATACAGGTCGTGAAGTTCCTATTACTGACGAAGTAATTATGAATGATGTGCCTCCACGTATTAGCAATAAGTTAGCTAACAATGAAGTTACGTTCGAAGAATTCCTTGCAGAAGTCGATAGCTATTTAGCTAAAGGGAAAGCGTTACCTACTCAGGAGACACTAGACCAAACAGACCTAAACAAGGTAACAGGCGGTGATACCCCTCATAGTAAGGGTAAACCAACAACAGAGACAGGGAAATATGTAGATATAGCCCAGTCAGATACTATTATATAAGGACATATAAATGGCAGTTCAACCTAAAAGTGATACAGCTTCTTTAGATGCCTCTAGTCAATTAGTACGTAATGGGTGGATGAAAGAAGGACTAGTTCAGTCAGCTTCTAATTCATTTTGGTCAGCGTATAAAGGTTCATCAATTGACTCGGTTATCTATCAGAAACAACAAAAGAATGCGGCAGAGGGACACACTATTATCTTCGATTTCGATGGTAACTATAGTACTTCAGCAGTTAGAGGTGACGAGAAAGCTTATGGTAAAGGCGGAGCTAAACAAAAGTTCAGCGACAAAATTACAGCAGAAGAATTACGTTATCCTATTTCTAATGGGTCTAAATTCAAAGGTAAGAACATTGGTGACTTATCTATTACAGAGCATGGTAATTCACGTTCACTATTATCTGATATGTGGGTACGTTCAGAAGACCAAATGTTTTTTGATGCAGGTCAAGGTTTCCTAAGAGCTGAAGGTCCTACACATGTTATTCGCCCTAATGATAGAGCTAATATTGGTGCTTTACTAGCTACAGATACTTTAACTTATTCATTCCTTCTAGATCTAGAAGAAACTATTAAGACAGGTAATGGCTATACTTCAGGCGGTAAACGTAGACCTCTTAAGCCTATTTCATTTGAAGGCGAGCAACCTGTATGGATTCTAATGGTAGATACTATTGCTAAGAATCAACTATTTCGTGACTCTGAATTTCAGACAATCGTAAAAGATGCAGATGTACGTGGTCGTGACAATATGCTACTATCAGGTCAAGTAGGTCGTGTAGGTAACTGGCTAATCGTTGAAGCTCCTTCATATTTTGGAGAATTAGATGGTAATGAGCTAGGCGAAGATTCTGTAGAGATTCAAGGTATGAGAAACGTTGATGAAGACGGGTTCTTTACAGGAGAAGCTACATTCGGTGCTACAGGTAAAAAAGTTGCTTCACGTTGTATGGTATTAGGCCAAGGTGCTTTCCAACAAGGTATTGGTATGGACCCTGATTATGGTTTCCAATCAAGTGACGATTTCGGTAAGACTTCTGAGTCTGTACTAGAGTGGTGGGGTAATGTTCAAAAGACTAACCTTAAAGCTGAAGTACATGACTATAAAGAAGCTAAAGTGGCGAATATGGATTACGGTGTTGTATCCGTAGAAGTCTATAATCGTACAATTGCGTAAGGAGGTAGTCAATGGCTATCACAGACCTAAAGACACGTTATAAAAATACAGAGCGTCGCGAGACGAACTCTGGTACTATGTCCCTTCCCTCTCTTTTAACTGAAGCATATCGCTCAGAGCCTAAAGAGGTGGTTTTAACTGCTACTGATTATACAATGGCTACACTGCCATCGAATATCTTAGTAACTGCTATCAAATATCTTGTTACAGAGGCGTATACGAATGCGACTTCAGCTACAGCCGCTGTAAAGATTGGTGCTACTACTTTAGATGCGGCAGTAGATATTACTACAGTTGGTGCCTCTAATGGAACTCTTGCAGCTCCTATGTGGATTACTACTAATACAGATGTTGTCATTACACCAACCCTTACAGGTGCGGCTACTAATGATGAAGTAGGTATCTTTAAAGTTCTTGTTGAGTATAACGATTATAATCGTGATACTGGCTCTTACTTGGCATAATAGGAGACTATTATGGCAGTATATGTAGGAACAGAAAAAGACCCTAAAACATCAGCAGGAAAGAAAAAGCCTGCTAAAGCTAGTAAATAGCGAGTTCCCTTCGGGGACCTCCCCTATTTATTAAGGAGGAAGTATGACAGCATTAGAAGTAATTACAGAAGCTAGAAGTTCTTTAGGTGATGTGGCCTCCTCAGGATGGACAGATACTAGGCTTCTATCTATTGTAGGTAGTGGGCAGAGAGACATCTGTAAACAAGCTAAATTATTAAAGAGACAGCATATTCTACAGCTAGTCAATGGGCGTAGAATATATGAATTGCCTGCTGATTCTATGCAAGTAACTAGATTAGAACATCAAGATGCAGTAATAACAGTATCTACTAGAGATAAAATTGATACCAAAGAAAGATACAATGGGAGCTTCACAGCTCTTACAGATAAATTAGGTATGGGGCTAATCGAATTATACCCTACTCCTGAAGAAGTACCTAATATTCAAGAGATTGTAGTAGGTCCAGATGCTAATCTATCTAATCTAGTATTAACCACAGTGTTTGGAGTATCTTCTACTATCCAAACCCCTTATATATTTAATGTAGTTACAGGTGTTACAAGTGGTGGGATATCTATTACAGAAAGTATTTTACCTGCTGTATACGGGGGCTTATTTCTATATACAGCCTCTGCTTCAGTGGGAGTAAGTCAAGCAGAAGGTATAGTAGTAGGTAACACAACAGTAGCTATTGACCCTGCTGAGAGTGATGTATATGGAGTAGTTACAGGGTCTAATCTACATGATATAGATTCTGTATATGGAGTAGTTACCTCTGCTTTAACGCAAGAACAATATGTAACTATATATTATAACTCAACTCCTGAGAGATTAAATTCAGTAGATGATAGACTATTAATACCTGATTTATGGTATGATGCTATGGTATATTATACTATAGGTGTAGCGTTAGCAGACGACAATGATGCAGGTAATGAAAGAAGAAGTGACAAGTTTTTAGGGTACTACAATAGAGAAGTAAGTACAGCATCTGACCTTAGTTCAGGAGCATTTAACTCTGTACAATCACAGAGAACAACATCATATAGAGGAATAGCAAATGGCTGATAGTACAGAAGAAGTAATCCTAGTAAAACAGTTACTAGGTAAAGAAGATATGGAATTAGGTTTTGGTACTACTACTCAAGTACGTAATGGTAGAAATATCGAAATTAGTAGAGTAAATGGGGATACTTTTCCTTACCAATATAGTGAAGCTAATGGCTCTAATATTTCTTCTCCTGTAGAGATTAAGACAGTAGCTGATGCCCTTGATTATATTATTAATCGCTTACCTGCATAGGAGACCTAGATGGCTGATGAAATAGTTTTAGACAAACAGAAGATTGTATTAGAGGATATAGTATTAGATACAACTGACTCGGTTACACAAACTAGGAATGGGGCTACTTTTGTAGGTAGCCCTGTACAAGCTAGTGGTATTCCTTATAGCCCTACTGAGTCTATCGGTGAGGGACTAGATGATAGATATACAAAGGCAGAATCAGATGTACTTATTACAGATAATACAAACGAAATAGAAGCTATTTTAGCTGAATTACGTAGTTTTTATTTAGGTACATTTGCAGATAGAGCTGCTGTAGAGGCTTTCATTCTAGCTGAGAATATACAACTTTCAGGTGGTGAAAGCTACTGGGACCAAGGGGTAAGTCTATTTTATGTATGGAATGATACAGACCTTTTATGGAAAAATATCCCTTTAACTATGGATGGAGTTACTAATACAGGTGATATTAATGCTGTTACAGGTACGGCAACTTATGTTATCCCTAATGGATTCACAGGTACAGCAATTAATATTTATGTAGATGGTAGCTTTAAAACTCGTGATATTGATTATACTACTGACTCATCAGCAGGTACAATTACATTTACAGGTACTACAGTAACGACAGGTGAAGTAATTAGTTTCTTTGCTTTTAATGCTTTATCTGTAGTGGAATACCCTAATATTACTGTAACAGATGACCCACTTAATTTACCTGCTACTCCTGCTGTAGGTGATATAGCATGGTTATACGGTACTAATGGGGCCGAGGCTATGGTAACATATACCCTACCTGACCAAACAGGTAAAGATAATCAGTTCCTAATCAGTTTAGGTGGTGTAGCACAGTGGTCTGATATGATAACCCAAGATGTGGCTGATGTAGCTGCCATTAGTGCAGAAGTAGTTATAGTAGCTGATAATACGGCTAATATTAATACGGTGGCTACTGATACTGCAAGTATTAATACAGTATCCACTAACATAGTAAGCGTTAATACGGTGTCTACTAATGTACTAGATGTTAATACAGTGGCAGGAGATACAGTAGCAATTAATGATGTTACCTCTAATCCATTGAGAGCTTCTATTTTAGACGTAACTACTGACCCCTTACGTCAAGCTGTATTAGATGCGGTAGGTACTACCCCTATCGGTGGAATTATAATGTATGATGGTTTAGTAGCTAACATTCCTGCAAACTGGGCATTATGTGATGGGACAGGTGGTACACCTAACCTAGTTGACCAATTTATCTTTGGTACAGCAACAGAACTAGACATAGGTACTACGGGGGGTTCAGCAGATGCTATTATTCCTTCTCACTCGCATACAGCAAACCACAACCATACAGCTAGTTCTAGCTCTGTGTCTAATCACTCTCACTCTAAATATGCAGGTGGTTCACCTGTAGTAGGTGGTGCATATGACTATGCGGCTTCAAGTATAACAAACTATGGGATAGTAACTACTGGAGCAGGAGGTGCTCATGGTCATACAATTACTGTTAATACAAAGAACTTTAGCACAAGCACAGAGGGTGTAAGTGTTACTAATGCTAATATACCTCCATACGTTAAACTAGCATATATAAAAAGGATTTCATAATGAGAGATTTATCGCCAGACTTAGTTACCGTAGGAAATACGACTCTCACATTGAGTCAGTCTAATTCGTATAATGGTAATCAGATTTTTGAACATCAGGGAGTACTATATGAGCAGTTGCCTAACAACGAAGCAGCTGAAGTAATTAATCAAAATATAGTTCAAGAATACTATGATGCACAATTAGTTATAGATGCACTATTAGGGTATACCTTGATAGGAACTGAACTATCACTATACACAGGTCAAGACGCATTAGATAACAATGCAATAGAATATACACTAGGAAACGAGCCACAGGAATTACTTGATGCTATTATGTTGGCTTCTATTGCCGAGAGTAAGACTGATGCATTGGCTAATATAGAAGTAACCACTTTGGCAGGAAATACGTTTGATGGTGATGATGTGGCTAGACAGGATATGTTATCTGCACTTCGTGAAGGGGATAGACTCGGATTAACTGAGACTGACTTTTGGAAACTAGCAGACAATAGCTTCCTAGTTCCTTGTACATATGCAGAACTAGAAGAGGCACATGGATTAGCTATTAGAGCTAAAGGAGCTATTCTTGCAGGATGAAGATTGGTGTACATTATTTCCTGAGTATTGGTATACTTGGAAGTTTGAAAGAATCTATATCGGTGACATATGTGAAGACCATGACGATATAGACGATAAACGTGGAGGTTGTGATTCTACAGCTTTCGCTAAAGGTCTATGGGAAAGAAAAGTAATGTTTGGACTAACTATATTTTGTATAGCTAGTCTAGTGTGTTGGGTGGTACACCCACTTAAAATGATTAAAAGGATTTAATAATGACTTCAACTCAATACCCAGTAATGCCTATGCATGAGGATACTTTTATAGGTATTCCTACAGACAAAAATGCCAAAGGTTTTTCTATTCTAGTAGCTAATGCGGATGGAGTAGTTACATTTAAATATGGAGCGATACCAAAAGCACAACCTGCTGTTAAAGGACAAGCATTTGAGATACGTAAATCATGCACGGAGATTACATCTACTATCTCTGTGACAATGAGCTAATATGCTTAGTTTTGGATTAAGGTTGGGCAGGCCCCTAGCTTCTCCTCCTGAAGGAGGATATCAGACGTTAGAACCTGCGGTACTTTCTTTAGCTTTTGATGGAACAGCAAACATCACCCTTAATGCAAGTAACACCACTTCATATAATGTTGTCGGTCTCCCTTCTTGGTGTACCTTAACTCCATTGACAGGTGCTATATCTGCAACAGGTGATGGAACACTTTTAGGCCATGAGTTTTTTGATGTTGAACTAACAAACGCTTCTGGTACTACTACAATAACGAATGGACTTAAGATTGTATTGTCTCCAAGTAATGCAAAGTTTGACACTATGGCTTCGGTACTTTCACCTACAGCTTCAGAGACACTTGCAACAGCTAGTTCTACTATAACACATACAGACCCTAAATACTTAGGTGAGACAGAAGGCTTAAATTCTTTCATGGCTGTCTATTATACAGCTTACGGACAGAATACTCAGGTACTAATTACAGACTCTTTAGGGGTTAATCAATATGACGATTCAGTAGTATTTGAAAATGACAATTTTCATACAACACCATATATTTATATTGGGAATGGAGTTACTTATCTTCCTCACTATTCTACTGGTGGAGCATTAAGACATTCAAGATATGATACCACTACAAACACAATGACAGCAGATGTTATTGCATTGGATTCTACACATCAAAATAGTCAATCAGGAATTGATGCAAATCAAGGACTAGATGGTAGATGTTACACGTTAGCTTCACAAGATGGCTCATTGACTTTAGCTTCTATCGTTGCTTTGGATGTAGCAACTGGAGCAAGTGAGAAGTGGAGCAACATTGCAATAGCTGATGGTGTTTCAAGAATCGGAGCTGATGCAACACACGCTTACTTCTCTACTAATAAATATGGTGATGGTAAGATTTATTCATTGAGATTATCTGATGGAGTTATTACAGACCTTACAGGTGTAGAGACAGCTAAGTTTGATATACAACAAAGAAAGAATGGTGTAGTCGTTAGAGTTATTACAGGTGTAGTTACTACATGGAGACATTTATATAATGGGACTATGAGTGGTGACATTGCAGACCTTAATGTAAACCCACCTTGGGGAGCTGATGCTACAGACTTATACACAACTTCTTATGTAACAGATATCAATACTCAGCCAAGCTCGGTAGATACTACAGCGATGAGACCTGTGGATGGTAGTACAGATGGCTATATTTGGTACAAATATGAAGGAACTAGTCCTTTTATAAAACTCACAATAGCAGGGGTCACCTCTCATCCTGCTTCATTAAATAGAGTTGGTTTAAATGGAGATAATAGCTTAATCTATTCCCATAATGGATATAATGGTTTTACAGAGTTTAGCCCTGTTGGCCCAGTAATTGAACATCATTATATATCTAATGGAGTAATAAGTCCTTATTCTATTGCCACGAGAGGAGATAGAACAGTTTTAACAGGTTATTTTGGTGCCCCTATGCTAGATTATGATTCTTCAATAGTTTGGGATAATAAAGTAACTGCTTCATTTAACCCTAACACTCCTGTTACTTATTCAAATCCTAGCTATAAAGGCAACTTAGGAAGCTCACTTAATGTATCAAAAGCTTTTTCTTCTTGTATCGACATACAGGGTAACTGGTGGGCTTGTGGTGAGAAGGTAAGAAGTGGTGAAGGCGGTGGTGTTATTTACTATAATGGGACAACAGCTTCAGCAGTAGCAGGACTTACTAGCTATGAAGGTAGAAGCATGATTGCAAATGATACTCATGTAGCTGTTGTGTCGATATTAGATGCAGGAAGTATTACAATCTCACTTATTAATATCAACACTAAGCTTGTTGAGCGTGAGATAGTTCCTGATGTTGCTCTTACTTTGACAGCAGGGGAACTAGCTATAGATGCAGAGAATGTTTACCTACTTACTAGTAATGATGCTAATACAGCAACACATCTATATAAGTTTTTAATTGCAGATGGCTCATTAATTAAATCTAATGTACTATCTTTTAAGACTGAGATAGGGGGCTATAACGATGCAAGTGGTAGTAACTTAACTTGGGGGGAAGATGGGTATTTATACGCAGTTCTAAAAACTACAGCAGATAAGACTCTTAGTAGGATTGATAGTACCACATTGTTAGCTGAGCCTATACAAGTATTTCCTTACCTTGATGCAATAGGTCAGTTTGTTGTAACCAATAACACTATATATTCATATGATTCTGCAACAATTAGAAGTGTATCTAACTACTCTTCAGTAGCAGGATTCATAAGTCAGATCGACCCTAATGAGCCTATACTATATCTTGATGGAGTTAACCAATTCATTGAGTTAGGTAATACGGTCACTAGTGCTAATCAAATAGCCAATGGATACACTTATTTCTTTACAGTAAAAACTGCTGAGGATTTAACTGCTTACCTAACAGCATTACAACTATCTGAAATAGCTGTTTACACAGGATATAACTATGGAATGTTCTATAACAATAACATTACAGGTACAGTTCGTAATGGTGCAGTAATAGCTAAGGTGCTGTATAGATGTGCATTAACTTATGACCCTAATACGTTTACAACTAAACTATATGTTAACGGAGTTGAGACAGCTACCAATACACATACGGGTACACCATTTACAACTGGTACAAAGTGGAGAATGACAATTGGTGCTAGAAATGATAATGGAACAACTAGTTTGTACTATAAAGGACATATAGGACAAATACAGGAGTGGAATACAACTTTCACAGCTACACAGGTTCTATACGACTTTGAAAATAGAGCAACAGCACTGTACGAAGACTTAGGAGTACCTACAACAGATAACCCACTTGTAAACATAGCAGATTGTGTTTCATGGCTTCCATTGGATGAAGGTAGTGGTATTGTAGTTAACGAGAAAATAAACAATGTAACTTATCCAATATCAAATGCACTAAATAACTGGTAGAGAGGCTAAAATGGAAGCAAAAACTAAAGCATATATAAGACAGGTTTACATGGCTATTACAGTAGGATATATTATCCTGTTTACTATAGTCATGTTTACATTACATTTAATGGGTAAAGAAGTTGTTACATTTTCTAACATTTTCTTTGGGTCTGTAGGGGCCTTAACAGCATTTGTGACCTCTATTATATTCACAACTCCAAAGGATACCTAATGTTGCAAGATATATTAATTGGGTCCACAGTATTATTAGCTTTATCTCAGACCGTTACAGGTGTTATAGTATCCAATAAGAATAAAGATATAGATTTACTAGAGATTCAATTAGGAGTAGCTAAGGCTAATAATAAGGCACTAGCAACTAGTCTAGAGATTCAGAATAACGCTATACAAAAACTCAAAGCTGATTATGATACCTCAGTAATAGAGTATGAAAATAGAGAGCCTGCTAGGGTATATGTAGATAGATGGCATACCAAGTATGTAGATAGAAATATAACAGGAGATTGCAATGAAATACTTAATTCTATTAAGCATGGTTATTTTTAGTGGGTGTACTAAAACAGTTTACGTGGATAGACCTGTGTATGTTGACGTGCCAGTTAAATGCAATGTACCTGATACTTTTTGTAGCGAGCAAGGTTCATTGAAAGAAGGTACTATATCGGAACTACTCAGGTGTATATATGACCTCCGAGAATCAGCAAAAGTGTGTAAATAATTACTAAAGGGAAGTAAGTTGGATGAGCAAGAGGTGAGATTAAGAGCAGTAGAGGATGCTATAATAGAGTTCAAAAACATAGCTAAGACAGTTATCGTAGATTTGAAGGATAGAGTTAAGACACTAGAGAAACATGATGAGGCGTTCCAACAAGCCATATATTCATCTTGTGACTCTATGAATAAAGCAGTAGATGATAAAGTAGAGAAAGCCTGCAAGGCCCTTGAGGGATCATTCTCTATTAGGCTTAACACCTTAGCAGACGTATATGATAAACGTATCAAATTACTAATGTGGGTAATGGCAGGACTATTTGGTATGTTTGTAGGTTATGTGGTATATGATAATCATCAATTAGGGGCGGTACATGAGAAAATTAATCACGTAAATGAGAATGTAATATCTAGTAGTACTAAATTAGATATTGTAATGGCGGCAGTTGATGATATACAAGGGGACCTAAAAAAGGCCAATGGCCATAGATGGCACCTAGCAAATGAATTAAAGGAACATAATGCGAAGTAAACATTTTGAGATTCAAGAGCTAATACCTAAAGAGGTATATGACATTCATGGCCAGAACGCTTGGGTCTTTGTATGCCCTAAGTTAATAGCTTCTATAGATACCATTAAGGAAAGATTTCCTGAAGGTACTATGACGATTAATAATTGGTTATGGGGAGGAGATAGAGAATGGAGTGGCTTACGTACTCCTGATAGTAAATGGTACTCGAAGACCTCTCAGCATTCTCTAGACCTAAAAAAGCTTATATTTAAGGCCACTGATTCAGTTTTTTCTAAGTATGAAACGGATATAATAAGACAGGATATAATTAATAATCCTGATATATACCCTCATATAAAGGGTATAGAACTAGGTGTAAGTTGGTTACATATAGATACTAGAGAGCGTGAAAGCCTCTTACAATTTAGAGCATAAGGACTACCATGCAAGTAGTAGGTGTATTAGTATGGAATGGCACTGATTGGGAAGTACCTTCTTATGTAGTAGATGGTGTAGAAGGTCCTGCGGCCTTTCATCAAGAATTGTTACCTGCGATTCCTGCATTACCTCCTGTCACTGTTAGATATGTTCAGATTAATACAGAATCTTATCAAGAACAGCATTTCGAGTGGATATGGGACGTAGATACTCAAGCATGGGTAGAAAGATGGTATCCTGTTGCTACCCATAATAGACCTGCTACTCATGGAATAGTTCAGTATGTAGATGCAGGTATCACAATTACTAGTAGCACTACTACCTATATTTGGTCAGAGCCTAATTGGATAGTAGATACAGTAGTTAATCATGCTGATGATGATATACCTGTGGATAACCTGACATTATATTGGGCAGATACTGAGGGTACAGCTATTGAGTATCAGATTACTTATATAGCCGTAATAGATAATTCAATCCCATCAGGTACTTGGGGGCAAGAGGATATTACTACAGGTAATACTAATCAGGACCTAACAGACCTAGATATTAATGAGAAAACTGAGGTTAGCACAGGTAGGGTATATATCCATACAGAAGGTATCTTATATACATTTAGCTCTGTAGATGGATGGACAAGTTCCGCATTAGACGAAGAACTAGATAGACCTGTAGGGCATGATGTATTTGTGGAATGGGTTATAGATGAGACTAACGCAGATAATGTATTAGAGATTCGCACCTTCCAAATAGCTAATTTAGAGTACCCTGCTAGTTGGGTGGCTACTGATTTAGAATCAGGAGGAGCCATTAATAGATTGGCTATGACTCCTTATCATGGAGAGACAAGAGTTACAGATGGAGAAATAGAGACCTATACATATTCTTTCGATTCTGTAATAGGATGGCTAGGCAGTGGATGGGCCAGTTCTATAGTATTCCATAATGGTGATGAAGTTCAGCATAATGGCTTAACAGTTAGATTTAATAGATAAAGGATAATAAATGGCAGGTGTAGAATTAAGTGATGTATTAGCAGGTGGAGATATTACGGCTATGAATTTAGGCGGTGCATTAATAGGGGATGCTGTGCAGGATAAAGATGCAGTAGATTTAACTTTAGTCCCATTAGACGAGAGAATTACTTCATTAGAGGATAGCCATACCTTACTACTAGTAGCTAAGAGTGAGGCCCTATCCCAAGAACCTACAGTTACAGATACTCCTTTACAAATAGAGTTCGGTTTAGCTCAAACTACTACGCATATAGATTTAGCTGTAGATGGGACCATCACATTTAAAACAGGAGGCAGATACATTATATCTCCTTTCTTTCAATATGGAAGAACAGGTACAGCTAGTGCTTCTATTCTATTAAACAGGGTTTTAATTAATGGGGCTCAATCAGGAAATAGCCTGTCTGCCAAAATAGATAATTCTTCTATTTTAGTTCCCTGGTCTAGTTCTATTGTAATTACAGTAGCCGATAATGATGTAGTAACCATAGAAATTATGAGAGATAGCACAGGAAATAACTCAGGTGGTATATTTGCCTTTACTCCTACGGTAATTGGGTGGGCTAAAGCACCTTGTGCATCTATTCAAATATATAAAGTAAACTAGATGCCTGAGTTAAATGTATTTGATGGAGGACTTAGTACTAGATTGGCCCCTCAGTTTGTACAGCCCGATGAGGCTACAGTACTAGAGAACTGTGAGATTAGAGGAGGAAATCTTGCTCCTTTTAGACCTATGGTAGTTTCTCAAGCAGGTGTGGCTAGGAGTTTCTATTTATTTAATGGTGTATTTATATCAGGTGCAGAAGATAGAAGCTATGTAGAGTATAATAGACGATTATATTACTCTAATGGTACTCAGTCTAAATGGACCACTGATGGAGTAACTTTTCAAGATTTAGGGGTGTCTTCTCCTATTATAGAACCTGAAGGAGAGGTACTTACTAGTACTTTTTCTACTGTGGTAGCTTCAGGTGGTACAATACAAGGTGGAGATAGAGAATATAGGGTAGTAATAGATGACCTATATACTTATGCACAGACTGTAAACGTAAGTACCAATGACTCCAAAATAACTATGAGTTTCACAGAAGCCAAGAAGTATGAATTATATGCTTTAATAGAAGGTAAATTCCTTAGTGTAGGTACTTTACCTGTAGGCCCAGGTTCTATAGAAGATGGTGCTTCTGTGGTCACTCTACCTATTAAATATGGCCCTTTTCTTAAAGGTAATGCGGTTAATTATGGTACTACTCCCTTCCGTTCTATGTACCCTAGGACAGAAGAGGTAGGAATGACTCCTGCATCTAGGACTACTATTGGACCTATAAAAGTATTTAATCCTACTACTAATAAATGGACTAATGATAATGATGCACCTACTAATGCTTTACCTAGAGGAGCTTCAGGTAGGTACTCCCAATTCTTTACTTTAGGCAGTACAGAGTATTGTTTGGTACATAGTACTTCTACGAGTATGAGTATTAATCAATTCCCTAATAGTTCTGATACTCATTATATATATAAAAAAGATGGAGGAATATGGAATCCTTCTGTATTAGCCGAAATGCCTCAAGCTATTATTAATAGCGGGTCTAGAAATAACAAAATATATGATGGGTTCTTTCAGCACTATCAGGAACTATTTATTAATAGTACTAATAATATAGCCTATTGGTTTGATTTTAAAGGAGGTAGATTCTATTCCTTTAATGGTAATACATTGATAGGTGGCGGAGTAATCCCTGCTTTTCCTACCCATGATGTAAGAGCATTTATAGTTAATGGTAAATATTATGCTATGGTATCTAGTTTCAGCAGTACCATTCATTCGGATAATACAACCAAAGATTCATATATAATAGAGTTTAACTTAAACTCAGGAGTAGCCACTACAAAAACGGGGGTAGGTCAAATACCTGATAGAACGAAAACAGGAGGCCAATACTCTATAACTAATGATAATACATTTAGATTAATTACCCCTTCTAGAGATATATTATCATATGATACAGTGGCTAATATTTTTGTTACTACCCCTGGACCTTCTTTACGTTCAGATGAATATATAAAAGAAATAGTTATTATAGGTAATGAAATGGCGTTACTTACCGAGTATTTTGTAATAACTAATAGTTATTGGGGATACGGAGATTATTATAATAGAGTTATTACTTATAATGTGGCTACTTTGGAGGATACAGGTTCAGAAATAGGTACCAATAACCTTACGGGTGAGTATACTTATGTATTGACTTATTCTGATTTAGGCGGTAATAATGAGTCTGCTCCTTCTGAGTCTTCTCAGTCTTTCACCACAGAGAATAATAATATAGAGATTACTAATCTAGGTGACTTCACCAATCCTGATGCTAAACCTTATTATAGATTATATAGAATAGGAGGGAATCTCACTAAATACACTTTAGTTAAAGAACTAGTATCTACTACTACTTCTTATATAGATTATGAACCCGATGATATTATTTCCCCGAGAGGTACTTTAGGTACGCAAGGTACTTCAGAGGCACCACTTACAGCTAAGTATATGACAGAGCATGTAGGTAGATTTTGGTGTGCGGCTCATGAGAACGAAGGGTATACTAAGGTATATTATAGTAATCTAGGTGACCCCGATTTATGGGCTACTCTTCAGTTCATTCAGTTACCAAAAGAAGTAACTGGTATAGGTAGTACCTCTAACGGACTAGTGGTATTTACAGCTAATGAAACATGGGGAATACTAGGGAATAATGAAAGTAATTTTACCTTAAGATTAATCAGTGGTCAACATGGCTGTGTATCTCATAATAGTATACAGAATTATGAAGGTACTTTATTATATCTCAGTGAAGCAGGTATTACTACATGTAATGGTGGTACAGTACGTGAAATATCTAGAGATAAACTAGAGTTTAAAATACCTACAGCTTTGGGTAGTGCTGTAAATGACTCTAGATACTATCTTCTCTATGAGGAAAGTAGGATGCTTGTATTAGATATGTTAGCAAAAGGTGCTTTATATAATAGAGTAGTACCTGATGCTGTAGGAATAGGTTCATTTGATGGTAATCTATATATGAGTGATAACTCTAGTTTGCTATCTGAGAATAGTTCAGTTGTACTAGAGGAAAAGACACAACTATATATATCAGGTAGATTATCGGATGGGGCCGTAGCTAACCTTAAAGAGTATGATAAAATTAGAATATACTGTTCGGGGTCATTTACATTTACTGTCTTTATTAGTGGTAAACTTGTATTCTCTGGCACTTATGATAATGTAGGAGAAGTAGGTATAGAGCGTATCACTATACCCAATGGAGAAAACAAAGGGTATTTCATAGAGTTTAAGGTAGAAGGCTCTTTTATACTGAATAGTATAGAGTACTCTGTACAAGGTAGGAGTAATGGATAATAAAGGAACCTTAACCTCTCCTAGTACCTCTAAAGACACCAATTTACAGGATAGGTATAATCAGGAGATAGCAGATAAATATAATTCTCTAGTACAGCAGTTAACAGAAATACCTACAGGACTTGATGCGGCAGGTATAATTAGTTACCTACAGGACCTTAAGGTTTAATTAAAGTTAATCAGGTATAATGAAATATGATAATAAAATTAGATGAGCTTAATGAACATTCTATCAATGTAGTAGCTAGTATGCTTTATGCAATGTATATGGAACTCAAACCTGAGGACTGTTCTACAGACCCTTCAGATTACTTGAAAGTTGCAGAAGATTACTTATTGGCTTATGATGTTATTATAGAGACAGAAGGTAAGGGCCTGTTTATCATGAGAAATGAGGACGACCCTTTAACTCCTAAGTTAGTCCAATGGTTTGGTTTAGTTGTATATATTAAACCACAGTATCGCAAAGGTAAATTGTTGAAAGACTTTTATGACTACCTATTCGCTAATTACGAAGGGAACATTTTAGGTCTTACAGAGATTAACAGTGAGCATATAAAGGTATTAGATAAACGTCATACTTGCATAGGCAAACTTTATAGATTAACAAGGAGTTAATATGGTAGGAACTGGAGTAGCTATGGGAGCTGCCTCTATTATTGGAGGTATGAAGGCTTCTGATGCAGCTGATAGAGCAGCTAGTAATGCACAACAGTTAGGACAACAGCAATTACAGTTGTCTAGAGAACAGATGGAATTTAATATCTATCAACAACAACAATGGGAGTCTATCTATGGTTCTATACAAGATAACTTATCTAGTTATTATAGTAACCTAGACCCTTCCAAGTTCAAAGCTGAATTTGATGTAGATATTAATGAGTCTTTCGATAGAGCACAGGCACAAGTAGATGCTAACTTAGCTTCAAGAGGTTTACAAGGCTCAGGAATAGAAGCACAAGCTGTATCTGATATAGAACAAGGTAGAGCAGATGCCTTATCTCAATCTAGAACACAAGCAGACCAAGAAGTAGCTAGACAACAAGCAGGTTTTTTAGGTTTAGGAATGGGACAACAGCAACAAAATGTAGCTAATATTAATCAATCTTATGGTACTCAAAGTAGTGCTTTAGGTAACCTACAAAATATGCAATTAGGTTTCTCTCAGCAATATGGGCAAAGTGCAGGAGGTTTCTTCCAAACAGGAGGTAACTTTCTAGGAATGGCCGCTCAGAGTATGGAGCAGACTAAAGTGCCAGGTTTTACTCCTACAGAGTCCCAACGACAACGTGGGTGGACTGGGGGCGGTAACTCATGAAGCCTATTATAGCAGACCTTAAAGATTCATATAAAATCTCTAGTGATGTATTTCGCAACTCTCAAGTAGAGGCTAAAGAAGTCATTGACATGTATCATAATCGTCAGTATACAGCAGAAGAGATTAGTGTACTTCAAGGTAGAGGGCAACCAGTAGAGACCTATAACGTAGTTAAAATGCTTACGCATGCTATGTTAGGTTATTTAGATACAGTAGCTAATGATATTCAGGTATTCCCTTCTCATCCTAGTTCTAATGTATCTGCACTAGTATTAAATGATTCAGTTGACCATACACTATACCACAATGACTTTGATGATGTAGAAATGGAACTAAAGCAAGATTTAATGCATAGCGGTTTATCAGTATGTTATGAGAATGTAGTTCCTACAGGTGCTACAGATGAGTTCGGTCGTAAAGTATATGAAATTGAACTTACTCGTGTACCACCTTGGCAGATTCGTATAGACCCTATGAGTAGACTAGAAGATTATTCTGATGCTCGATATATTCATAGAACACTATGGATTGATGAGGATGAGTTTAAATTAAGATGGCCTAATCGAATTCAGGAGCTAAATGCTAATGAGGATAATTTCCTAGAAGGTGAGCAAGATGCCGACTTTGAAAGAGAATTCGGTAAGAAGTTCGTAGGTAAATATAGATATTGGCATAATTATCTTATAGTACATTCTATAGTTAAAGATACTAGTACAGGTAAATACTGGTCAGTCATTTGGTCAGACGAAGTTATACTAGAGAAGAAAGAAATTACGTATCTTAATGTTAAGTTCCCTTATAGAGTAACTAAAGCATTTAAGAGTGATGTAGCTGAATACTATGGTATGTTTAGAGAAGTTATAGAGCCTCAAAAAGCTATTAACCAAGCAGTTATTCAGATTCAAATGCTGGTTAATACCAATAAAGCCTTTGTAGAAAAGAACGCTGTAGATGATATTGAAGAGTTTAGAGAAACCTTCAATCGTGTAAATCAAGTAGTAGAAGTAGCAGACTTAGCAGGTATTAAAATAGAGGATATGTCTCGTGATGTACAGGCTCAGTACCTTATCTTAGATAATGCACTAACTAGAATTAAATCAGTTATGGGTATTAATGACTCTTTCCTAGGTCAAGCTTTTGCAAGTGATTCAGGTAGAAAAGTACAGATGCAGAAACAATCGGCTTCTAGTCAATTAACACCGATAGTTAAATCTGTTACTGCTATGCTACGTAATATAGGTAAAGATATTGTAGCTTTACAGCAACAGTACTTCACAGCTACACAGTTAATTAGAGTAGCAGACCCTATTAATGGAGACAGATATACACAGTTAAATAAGCCTTTAATGCAACCAACAGGTATGACTGATAATTTCGGACAACCTATACAAGTACCTATATTTGCAGAAGAAATAGACCCTGAGACAGGTGAGGCCATGGAAGACTCTAATGGTAATATTATAGTTACCCCATTGAATGACCCTGATACAGATATCAAGTTCTCTCAAGCTGATATTAGAGTACAAGCAGTTCCATATAATAATGCCGAAGAACGTAATCAGTTATTATTTGAAACATTCCTACAAGGACCTGTAGGTCAGTATGTAGGTCAAATGGACCCTGCTAGTTACTTACAAGTAGCTTCACTTCAGATTTCTGAGTATGGGTCTAAGCATAGTGCTCAAATATCAGAGATTCTACAGCAGCTAGCTATGAAGATTAGTGGAGGTCAGGTAGACCCTACTCTAGCTATGACAGGTGGAGACACTCAAGCCGTAATGGGCGGAGCTTTAGGCGGAGCAACTAATAACCCTAAATCTCAATCACTACAGATACCAACTAAATTCAATGAAGGACAAAATAATGCCTAGTTTATTTTTAGGACAGGCCTTAGCTCAAGGAGTTCAAGGTTTTCAACAAGGTCAACAACATACTAGTCAAATGCAGACAGCTGACCTACAGAGACAGCAAATGCAACAGAACATAAAGAATCAGCAAATAGAAGCAGGGCAACGTCAAGAGACTACTAGAATTGCTAATGAGCAACAACAGAATATACTAGATGAGCAAGAGCAGTTTCAACGTAAACAACAGCAAATAGGCTTAAAGAAAGGTATTAGTACCCAAGGCTTTAGTAACTATTTTGAGCATATAGTTGATGGTAACCCTGAACAGGCAGTTACTTCATTTAATAAAGCTATGAGTCAAGACCCTGAACTTAAACAAATGTATGGAGATATCTCCACTATCAATCCTATAGGAGATAAAAATGCTATGGGTAGGTTTCTACAGGAGACAGACCCTACATTTGATGTAGATACTCTAGATGAAGAAATGATGAGTCAAATCTATAATAGTGGAGCATTCGTTAAAGGACAAGATGGTCAGATTATAGATGTTCAAGGTGCATCAGTTATTACAGGTGAATTAGATAATCTTACCTCTCAAGCTAGACAAACAATGAATGATAACATATCTGCATTAAGAGGGGCTTTCACAGATAAGTCAATAGTTAAGTCAGGTAGACGTGATGCTATGCAACAGAAAGATGACCAAATGGCTTTAGTTAAATCTCTTGAAGAGAAGGTAGCTACTATGCCTCATGGAGAAAAACGAGATGAATTACAATCTCAGTTAGATACCGAAAAAGACTTTCTCACTAAAATGACTACAGGTGTTAGAGAGGCCGCAGAAGGTAAAGAGGGTAGGGATGTAAAGAAAATTAGAGCTAAGATAGATACCTATAGAGAAGAAGACCCAAATAGCTTTAGTACATCTAACCTATCTGAACTTAGAGCAGACCAAGAAAAACTACATAAAGATGTAGGCCCAGTAGGCACCAAGAGAGCAGATAGATTAGGTAAAGAAATGGAAGGGGCACAACGAGTCATTAACTCAGTTAATAAGTGGCTCAATGAATTCGAGGATAGACTAGTTGGCCCTGAAGCTGACCTTGATAAAGGTTTCGTGGCTAATCCTGTTCAATGGTTACGTAGTAAATTCGGAGAAGGTGAGTTATCAAAAGAGCAAGTACAACAATCTATTGATACTATTAAAGCTAATACTAAAGCAGGGCTGATTATTACTGACTTTATTAAAACTACTACAGGTCTTGCAATGACCGAAGCAGAACGTAGAACCTATAATGAGATTATTACAGGTGGAGCAGGAGCAGATGAGAACAGTATTATCTCCGCTATTACAGCTTTTCGTGATGGTAGAATGGAAGTAAATGATACTAATGCAAAACAGATTATAGATGTTAGTCCCTATGATGCTATGAAGTTTAGACAGTATGAGCCTGTAACTAGTAAAGGTAGGCAAGAACCACAGAAGGAAGCCCCTACGGAAGAGAAGCAACCTTTACCTACTATAGAGAAGACTAAGATTCCTACATTTGAGCAAGCTAGAGAGAAATTCCCTAGTTTAACTCAAGAAGGGTATGAGAAATGGTTAGCTTCTAGAGGAGGTGAGTAATGGCTGAAATGGATTTTAGTGGTCTTGAAAACTTTGCTACTACAGAAGGCCCTGAGGAATCTTTTGACTTTGAAGGCCTAGAGGAAATGGTTACTCCTGTACCTGCTCCTAAAGAGGAAGAGGGAGCAATAGACTTCTTAACTACTCCGAGAGAGACTAGTACTCCTAGTCAAACAGCTACTGCTGAAGCTAAATTAGCAGAAGAAAAGAAAGCTACTTTTAGTCCTGACCAATCTATTCAATTAGAGAATTCTTTGATGCCTAATAAGGCTTTTACTAATGAGAGTCTAAAAGCATATAGAGACCGTAGAGTAGCAGAGGGTGAGAAAAGTAAGCAAGCAATTAATGATGAATTAGTTGCTCAAGGGGCTACCCCTACAGATTTATCTGACTTGGATGCTATGCGTAGAGGAGTTACAGCTCCTACAGATGTTTCAGGTGAGAATATAGTCAAACCTATTAAGCGTGGACTAGCTGAATTAGGGGCAGGATTATCTCAAGTAGGACTAGATATTGCAGACTTTTTAGGTATCGAAGTGGCAGATGAGCAGGAAGCTCTTGATTTAGCTAAAGCAGAATTAGAGGTACGTACTCAAGACTATGAGAATAAGTATGGACCTAATAGTGCAGGTGGTATGTTACAGACAGGTACTAGGCATATACCTATGGCAGCTATGATGGCATTTAATCCTACTAGTGTAAGCAAGCTAATGCTAGGAGAGTCTTCATTTCAATATGCAGATGCTAGAGGACAGAGATTTGATAAAGCACAAGCAGGTGCTCAGGCCCTAGTAGTAGGTACTGTAGTAGGTACTGTAGGTAAATTAGCTAAGAGTTTTGAGAATATAGCACAAAGCAGATTTACTACTATAGATGAAATGCCCCCTGAATTTAAGAAACATATAGAGACCATTAAAACTGAGACAGGTTTAGATGATGCTCAGATTGAAGAGACTATTCAGGCATATAAAACTGGTACAGAATCAGGCCAACTTACTCTAGAAGATGCTATACGTGGTGTAGCTGAAACAGGTAATCAGAGAGCCACAGGTCTAATACATCAGGCAATTGACCAAAGTCCTGAAGCTGCTACTGCTGTTATCAAGGCTACTACAGCTAGAAGTAAAGAGGTAGAGAAGGCCTTAAAGGCAGGCCCACTAGCTGATGCATTTAAAAAGAATACTAGATTTGATAAAGGCTCTCAGGCTACTAATTGGCCTAAGGTATATGAGGATGCTCTAGCTAAGGGGGTACCTGAATTAAACCCTATTATGGCTCAGATTAAAAAGAATGCTGAGATATTCGATCAATATGATATGGCGGCCTATATGAAAGCCAACAGACCTATTAAAGCTGATGGGTCATTAGATGATATCTTACCTGATGCAGGTACTCGTAGTTCTTTTAGGGGACAGAGGGATGCTACTATGATTACTATCATCAAGTCAGCCTTTAGAAAGGTATTACCTAGTAATGAGCAAAAGCTTGTGGGTGTTATAGAGAAGTCTTTAAAAGAAGGTAAAATTCAACCTGAGAAACTTAAGTTAGAGATTAAACAGGCAGACCCTGCTTTAGATAGTACTGAGATTGATGAGGCTGTAGAGGCCGCCATTAACTCTGTTAAGACAGGAGGACGTACGCCTAACTTAGAGCCTTCTAGTGATAAAGGAGTAGATGAGGCTTTTAGAAATAGAGCTGAAGGAGGAACTTTAGAGGTAGATAGACCGCCTGAGGTAATTGAACCTGAAGTTCCTATAACTCCTGAAGTCACTACTAGTCCCGCACAAAAGGCTAAAGACCTATTAGATGTAGCTTTATCTCAAGGTAAATCTGTACCTGAAGCTACAGAGATATTTGAAAGGTCTATAGGTAGAAGTGCTCTTCCTGTAGAGACCTCAGCTAAGTACACTAGATGGATGAAGAAAAACCCTAATAAGGTATTTCATCACTTTGCTAAAGAGGAAGGACTATCTACTCCTGATATAGATGCGTATTATAAAGCTAAGGGTACAGAGAAGCCTCCTTTATTAGCTAAGGATACTCCTGATAAACTAAATGCTGATAAGGTACAGTCTTATATAGGAGATAAGAAGGGGGCGGACCATACTGAGTTAGATAAGTCTCTTAAGAATATAGAAGGTGACTATGAAGGACCTGCTATTAGAGGAATGATTAGTCAAGACTTAGCTAAATTAGATGTAGGTGAGACATATAAAACTAAAGGAGTTACTTCTATAGCTAAAGATAAGAATACCGCTAGTCAGTTTGCTAATGAGGAATTCCAAGGTAAGAAAGGCCCTAAAGTATTCATAGAGTTCCAAGACTTTAAATCTAAGCCTGTTAATTTAGGTAAAGGAAACCAGTTAGGGTTTGATGATGTAATAGATAAACCTACCGCAGGAGCTAAAGGTACTTATATCGAAGATGAGGTTGTGATTCCTTCAAACAGAAAGTTTGAGGTAGTTGAAAAGAAAGTAGAGAACGGAGAAGTCCTCTTAATAGTTAAAGAGAAGTAGTCTAATAGACATCTTCTTCTTTAGTTGGCTCGAAAGCCCCTCCAAGAACTATCTCCTCTATTAGAGTAGGTAAGTCCTCTTGCATTTTCATAAACCGTTTAACTGCGGTATTCTCATCTTCTTCTTTGAAGATAATAGGGTCTTTACCATGCACCTCTATCACCACTGAATTGTATACTATTGTTAGTTTAACTATTTGCATTTACATACTCCTCTACTTGCTTTATATCATAGGCTAATATAGCCAATCCGCCACGTTTACGTACCATGTTAATCTTAGCTATTTGAAGAGGCTCATGTTCTTTTAGCCCTGTCTGACCATGCACTATGATATACTCACCGCCTACCTCATTAATACATTTCATAACCCTATAATAGTCTTTCTCTGTTTTAACTTCTACAGCTAGGTATAATAGTACTATCTCTTGATGCTGACCGATAACCTTCTCATAGTATACAGGCCATCCACCTTGAAGGTCTGCTTCACCTGCTTTAGTGTAGTTGCCATTAACTACCCATCCACCTTTAGCTTCCCAAGCCTTCATTATCTTAGTTTGATATCCTTGCTCTTTCATCAGATGTCCTTTATTAGCTCAGGTTTCTGTGATATAGCAATAGCTTTTAATATATCGTTAGTATCCTCTAAACCTTTTGAGCCATTGTTGAAAGTATTAAGCTTAGCCTGAACATCCAATAAAGTCTTGTACATTTCTAGTACGTTATCATTGACATTATCTATATCAGTGTGGTGTACCTCTTGGTAATCTTTGACTATTGTATCCCTAGGTATTACCGAAACTATTGGTGGCATATTTACATCATTCACAATAACTATATTCTCATTAAAGCCATCAAATACGATATAGTTACCTTTAGTATCATAAGACTCCTGCATCCATACATTTCCGCTAGGTACTTCTAACCTTTTAAGTTTCAAATATACGTTATCCATTAAACACCTCCTGAGGATGAGTGGCTTCCCACTTAGTTAGTTCTAACTCTTTCCTACAGGCATCTGCATGGTAGTTCCATCCATTAGCTACTGCAACTTTAATTTCTTCTGTCAGGAGAGCCACTTGTCTTAGCTTCATAGCTCCTATTTCACTTAGTTTAAACAGTTTCATTAGTCTATCTCCTCTTTAGTTTTATCTTCTCTTATACATATAAAGGTAGGTTGAATATATGTATCCATTATCTGCTCATACTCTACCTCAATAACTCTACCAACAAACGAGCCAAATTGTACTCTATCCGAGTCAGATAAGCCACTACCCACATTAACAATACGGCCTTGGCTATCTTTAAGGGAGAGAGACCCAATAACTCCGTCATATTTACCCTCACCTTCTATCTCCTCTATACATAATAGATCTACTGTAGGCCTACGTTTATATTTAGCAAAGTCTGTTTTCCTAGATTTACTATTTCTCCAAAGCATGTCAGGTTGCTTAAGTACTAAACCTTCATACCCTTGTTTAACTACTTCATTCATATAGGCCTCTAATTCTTCTCTAGAATGTAGCATCTTATCTGAATGTAGGAAAGTCTCGATTCTATCTATATACATATAGGTGGCCTTATCGGCCTCGAACTCTTCTAGAGTCAAATAATCAAATACCTTAAAGGTATGGCCTACACTATATTGAATAGGTTTGGAGCCTCTAAGGTTAGCATATCGTCTATCTCCGAGTTTACCTTCACGACCAATTCGCTCCGCCAAATAAACTCCATTAGGTACATCTGTAAAAGGATGAGTATCACGGACAGTATACTCATGGCCTCCACTAGTAAAGAACGAGGCAACTCCATCACGAACAATAACATTTGTATAGTTACCATCATACTTAATCCCAGCATACACAGGGTAATTAACGTCATTAACACAGTTATCCTTTGCTTTCATCATTTTAGAGGCTGTAGGAATTAAGCCCTTGTATATCT